GGTAAATTAAGTTTTAGTATAGCGATAAATCTCTTGACAGAGAACTTCAAGAGAGGATCAAATCAAGTGAAGGCTGCATTTAGATCAATGCAAATGCAGCTTCTTACCTTTGCTGCAGCCTTGGGAGCCGGTGGCTTAGGTTTGAGTAATTTTGTCTCACGGCTCATAGAAGTAGCCCGTGAAACCAATCGGGTGACTACCGCACTAAAGAATGTGTCCGGTACTATGTCACAGTATGCGGATAACCAAAGGTATTTGTTGGATCTGGCAAAGAAGTACGGGCTGGAGATTAATGCTCTGACTGCAAACTATGCGAAATTCACGGCAGCAGCTTCCATTTCCGGTATGTCCATGATGGACCAGCGCAAAGTATTCGAATCCGTTTCCCGCGCATGTACAGCCTTTGGAATGAGCGCAGACGATAGTAACGGTGTAATGCTCGCACTCTCCCAAATGATGAGTAAAGGTAAGATTAGTTCTGAGGAATTACGCCTACAGATGGGCGAACGTCTTCCGGTAGCATTACAGGCAATGGCAAAAGCTGCGGGTGTCTCTGTTGGTGGACTTGACAAATTAATGAAGCAAGGTAAGCTAATGAGCGCAGATGTACTTCCTAAGTTTGCAGAAGCACTTAACGAGATGATTCCTAACGTTGATACTGATAACTTGGAAACATCTGTAAATCGCCTGAAAAACGCATTTACAGATTTTACTAATAACACAGGAATACAGGATCTTTACAAACAGATTGTTGATGGAACTACAAAAGCTGTTCAGTATGTACAGAAGAACTTGAAAACTTTACTTACGTGGATTGTATCTGCTGTTTCTGGTTATATTGGAGGTAAGGTATTTGGTTATATAACTGCTGAATTTGCCAAAATGCAAAGGGCGGCATTAGTTGCCGCTAAAAAGATGGCCAAGGAGGCGGGACAAGCATTCGATGAAGCTGGATTCAGAGCAAATCGTTTTTATAATTCGGCTGTTGCGGGTGCCACAAAGCTTAATATAGCTTTGAAGTCTGCTGTAAAATCGTTGGCTCCAATGATGATAATCGCTGGCATTACACAGGTAATTCAAGTTATTAGCGCATGGAGAGATAGACAGAAAGAAGTTAATGAAAAATATCAGGAATATCAGAAAGGTGCTCAAAAGGCAGGTGCTGGAAATTATGCAGAGGTTATAAAGCTTACTCAATTAAGAAATATAATAAACGACACAAACAACTCATATAAAACTCGCGTTGGTGCTCTAAACCAGCTGAATACACTTCTTGGAACAGCATTCTCTATCGACAGTAAAACATTAAAAGTTAATGGTGATATCAATAAGGCTATACAGCAACGTGTAGCATTAATGAGAAATACAGCTTTAGCGGATTACTATACAAATCAATATACGCAATCATTGCAAGAACGCAAAGAACTGACAAAACAGAAACATGAAATTGTAGATAAATATAATAAGAGACATCCCCAAAGCCCCATAGATGTAAACGCGACATCATATGACTATGATTCTTTTGTCAAAACGTCAAAAGATATATTGCCGTTTAAAGAGCTTGAACTTATAACTAAAGATTTAAACAATACTAATAAAATTTTAGTTGATGCAGATAAAAACTCAAAAGCATATGCTGCTTTAGTCGCTAAGGAGGAAATAAAAAATACTCCTATCACTGATCCCGATGATAGCAAAAAGAAAAAAACTCCTCTACAAAAAGAGCAGGAATCTTTCGATAAACAATTCGAGGAATTAAAAGCCGAACTAGAGATCGGCAAAATTACGCAGGCTGAATATAACAAGAACCTTGGTGAATTGAACATCAAGATGTATGCTCAAGCTAAAGGAACGGGTGATAAAGAAGTGCTAGAAAGTGAATATTTGAAAGCTAGAAAACAAGCTGCAGAAAAGGCAATCAAAGATCAAGATAAAAATACTGCTTTCGTTGAATTTGAAAAGGTTCAGAAAGACTATAACACAAAGGTCGAAGAGGCCCGTGCACAGCAGGCCAAAGGTTTAATGTCTCAAAAGGATTTAAACAGTAATATTGCATCCCTTTCGATCGAAGCTGCCAAATCCGCTGCCGGTATCAAAGGTATCGGAGATGAGGCTGATGTATTTATCTCCGCTATGCAGTTAAATGCAAAACTACTTTCATCTTCTACTAAGATAAAACCCCGTGATACTACATTTGATTACAAAAAAACAAAAACAGAGATTGCCTCTGAAAATCTGGACAAAGCTAAAGAGTTAGCGGATAAATATAAAGAAGAAGCCCGTAATATTGGAAAAACATTATCAGATGAGGTTGCCAATGCTATGGCGAATGTTCCGTCATTAGAAGAAGCTTTGAAATTAGCACAGGTAAAAGAGGATATAAAGAATCTCAATAAAGAGCTTAATGAATCATTGTATTCTGGCGTTAAAGACATTGCAAGCAGTTCAGACCGTATTGTTAGTGCGTTCAGTAACCTTCGCGATGTAATGAATGACGTAGATGCATCCGGATGGGAGAGAATTATGGCTATCTGGAACGCTATGACAAACGTGGTGGATGCTTTCTTATCTATCATTAAGATGATTGAGAGCCTGACAGAACTTACCACTAAACTCACAAAAGCTAAAGAAACGGAAGCTGCGATAGATACTGCTGTAACAGGAACAAAGGTAGCAAATGCCGCTATTGGTGCTGGAGCTGATATAGCAGCCTCCGAAGTAAAAAAAGAAACAGCAACACAAAACGTTGCAGCTAATACAGCTGAGGGAGCTAGTGAAGCTGGTAAAGGCGCAGCAAAATTACCATTTCCTTGGAATATTATAGCTATCGGTGGAGCCATAGCAGCAGCCATAGCTATATTTGCGACCCTACCCAAATTTGCCAAAGGTGGTATTATTGGTGGTGGTCCCACTTCTGGAGATAAAATACTAGCCCGTGTCAATGCCGGCGAAATGATTTTAAACCAAGGGCAGCAGTCACGACTATTTGAAGCTATCAATTCCGGAAAGTTGGGCGGAAGTGGAAATATGTCCTCCACAGTAACTACTAGAGTCCGAGCCAAAGACCTTATTCTTACGATTAATAATGAACTTAAATCACAGGGAAAGAAACCTATATCATGAGTTACGCACTTATATATACAGTACCATTCGCCACACTGGACAATGTTCCATGTGTGGTAGAAATTGAAAAAGAATACTATACGGGTAAATCAAAAGAGTTAACTCCTGCTGGGGATTCTCCTTTTACAGTTGATATAGAGGATGAAGAATTTCTTTATACTCCTACTCGATTTAGTACAGCAACGATCCGGGTGGTTGGCAGTGATTATTTGCAGAATTTATTTTCTACAGGTTATCAAATGTATCGGGTGACCTTGAAAGTAGATGGCTTAGTTACTTGGTGTGGATTCATAAAGCCAGAGCTTTATACACAAGATTATACCCTGAAGACATTTAATCTTGATCTGGAGTGCATAAGTGCCATGTCCACTCTCGAGTTTATTGATTACAAACAAATAGGGGAGAGCCGCACATTTGTGTCTTTTTGGGACTTGCTAAAAAAATGTATTACTTCGGCTTCTGCTCAATACAACGCCATATATTTCCGACATGTATATGCGAAAGATACAGAAAGTTATGCAGAAGGAACTAATGTACTGGAAAATATGACAGTAAGTGAACAGAATTTCTTTGATGAAGATGATAAAGCAATGACTTTGAAAGAGGTGTTAGAGGAGATCTGTAAGTTCCTTAATTGGACCTGTGTTGATTGGAAGGGCGAGCTATATTTCATCGATATAGACCATATCGGAGAGTTCTATAAATACGATCCAATAACGTTTAAGAAAAATGGAACTGTTTCCCCGACTTTGCTTAACATACAAAATGTTGGTTTTGCTGGATCGGATCACGCATTAGATATTTTGCCGGGTTATAATAAAGTAACTGTTAAATGTAGTAATTATCCCATAGAGGAAATTAAAATTACCGAAGATTTTGATAAACTAAAGTTATTGTCAAATATTGGAGAAGTATCTACTAATCTAGGCAACGGTAATACAAGACATACGCAGAGAGAGGTGTTATATCCTAACATTTTAACGATGCATCAATTTACCTACAAAAATGGTGTTTTGTCTCCTGTTACAGACTTGTCCATTTATAAAAACAAGAGTAATGCTGCCGAATTGCTGGGGGCTATTCCATTAAGATACGCCTCTTATGAATCAGGGCTAAAGACACCAACTACGCAATCATACAATTATGAGTGCGCAATACAAGTCCGGCAACGTTGTGGCACGAAATATGATCCGATTAATGATATAACTCCTAATTCCGTCTTTAATGATTCGACTGTAGTTATCAGTGCAAAGAATGAAGCTTTATTTTTTGGAAAAGGTGGTGCACTTTCTCTCAACATGAGTATCAAGGTTTTGCAGAAGGATAAATATGATTCCCCTTTTGGGGGTGGAATAGTTCCATCCGAGGACGGAATTACCTATTTAAAAGATATGGTTAAGGTTGGGATAAGAATCGGCGATAAATATGTTTCGAAAGATGATTACGGACGATTTACGTGGAGTGACACCCCGGCGACTATGTCTATAAGTTTGGATCAATCTAATGTGGAAAATGCTGATGGTAAAATGGGAACGGGGTTTGTTCCATTGTATAAAACATACGGAGTACTCGGCAAGTATTCCGATGCAGACGGAGTTGTAATTAATATTCCGACAAATATATACGGTACACTTGAGTTGTCAATCTACGCACCGACATTAACGGAAAGAGAGGGACAAGTTCCATACGGGTATTTAATAAAAGACCTCAAACTAAAATACTGTTCTCCAATAGATATAAACGATAACGAAAATTCAGACCGTACTTATGAGAATGTAGTTAATGAGAATTATATCAATGAACTTGATGAAATAGAGTTCAAAATATCCAGTTATAATAATGATGGAGCGTGCCACAGTAAGGTTATTTGGGATGATGACTATCTGACTGATAACTTATACTTGGCTATTGAAGGAACAACTGTTCGCCCGGAAGAACAACTCATACGAAGAATAATTAAACGGTATAGTGCCCCCCGCATTAAACTAACACAGGTAATAAAACATACATCCGATTTAACCCCTCTATCCCGTTTGTCTGACAATTATATGGTTAATAAAAGATTTATCAATGTCGGAGGTACAATCGACTATAAGATGAATCGGTTTGAATGTATAATGATAGAAGTATGAGTGATCAGATATTAATAAAGTCCAAAGCAATTCCATCTAATCCCCGGTCAAAGAATTATCCAGCTGGGGCTACTGTTGTACGCTCTGGTAACGGAGGCGGAAGTACAGTAATAACAGGAAGCGGGGGGACTAATATCGATATCATAAAGGTTGATGATATGAGATCGTTAACCGATAAAAATGTTCTTTCATCACTTCGAGTTCTTGCTGAAATTCTATCACGGATAATAAAGAGTGATGAGGTAACGGAACTTTCAGATAGCAATGTTCTCTCGTCACTCCGAATAAACAAAGAACTTGATACAATCAACGAAAGGTTTAAGGAAGGCTATCGACTCTTTAAAAGACTTGTATCTATCCAAGGTCAAAAATGACACAGCCACCGGATTAATTACTTTTTTAAAAGGTCTCATTTCTGAAGAACGAATTGAAGCTAATAACGGCTTGGTCGTTCGCTCTAGTAAAACACTATCGAAACTACAATCCCAAATATCAGATTCATTATCAGAGTTAGATGAGGATTCTATTATGGAATTCGGAGATGAAGGCTCATTATCTACTGCATTACTTGAGTTACCACTTAGCAACGTGGTAACTGGCACTTT